AACCTTGGGGCGTGGGGCCAGGCGAACGAGATGGGCATCTACACCCGCAAGGAGTGGATCGCGTTCGGCGACGCCAAGACCCGCGAGGCGCACGTTGCCGCGATGGGACAGGGCGTGGTGCCGATTGACTTCGGGTACGTCGGCGAGTCCGGCGCGACCCTCCAGTACCCCGGCGACCCGTCCGGCGATGCCGCCGATGTCATCAACTGCCGCTGCGTGCTTGGCTTCTATACCGACGATTGACCCAAACCTAACCAGAGACCTGACCAATGGCTGACTTTAGCAACTACGCCGAGAACGCAATCTGCAACCACTTCTTCCGCAACACCTCGACCACCTCGCCGACCACCGTCTATCTCGCGCTCTTCACGGCGGTGAGCGATGCCGAGGCGGGGACCGGAACCGAGTGCGCGGCAACGGGCTATGCACGCCAGGCGATTACGTTCGGTGCGCCGTCCAACGGCGTCATCACGAATAGCACCGCCGTGACGTTCGGGCCGCTCACCGGAACGATTGCCACCATCGTGGCAAACGGCATCTTTGACTCGCTGACCTCTGGCAACGCGCTGTCCATCCTCAAGGCCCCGACGGGCGGCAACATCAGCTATTCGTCGGGCGATAGCATCCAGTTCGCGTCGAGCAACCTGACCTTCACGGTGGCCTAACGTGCCTAGCCAAACGCTCGCCACGTTCGGCACCATTGTCTCGCCAACAATTACCCTGACGTCGTTGGCGAACGGCGCGGGGCGCATCTCGGCGGTCATCGACAACACGACCGTCCGCGCCCCCGCCGCGATGGTGTACTTGGAAGTGACCACGGGCGGCACGGCTCCGACCGCCAATACGCCGATTAAGCTCTACCTCATCCGGCGATCCAACGGCACGCCTGACCTGTCCGACTCCAACCTCGGCACGACGGACGCGGCGGTGGCAAGCGAACCGTCGAACGCCGAGCAGGTGGGAAGTATCATCGTATCCAGCGCCACAAACGCAAGTTACTTCAAGTCGTTTTTGGTCTATGACCTGTCCGCAAAATACTCGTTCTTGGTGTGGAACGCGACGGGCCAGGCATTGAACGCGACCGCGAGCAACTTCGACCTACAGGTCGTCCCCGTCACGATGGAAGCGCAGTAAGGTGCCGAGCCTCGTTCGTAATACTGGCGTGGGTGGAAGCACCACGAACGTAACGGGGCTGAACTGCACCACGGCGTTGACCGTGGCAATTTGGGCCAAGCTCATCGGGGGTGCGCCTTCGACGGATATTATTCGCCACACCTCGACGGCAAACGTGCAACGTCAAGGATGGCGGTGCGGGTTCGGTTCATTGTCGTTTCAGCTCAACATTGCCGATACCGCAGGAAATACCAGCTACGCCGCGATTAACCCATCGCCGCATCGTGACGGGCGGTGGCATCATTATCTTGTGACGTTTGATGACGCGGCAAATGTTATCCGTGGGTACGTCGATGGCGCATTGCACACCGTATTAGGAAGCGTGACTCGCGACCTGACGGCAGCCCCGTCTTGCACGACTACTTGGAACCCAAACGCCATTGGCAACGGAAACGGATTTTTCCTTTTCGACTTTCAGATTCTTCCTGATATCGTTGTGCCGCCGCAGGACGTACGCTTGTTGATGGACCCGCGTGTGCAGTATCCTGGCGTCAAGGGACGCTACTTTGGTCTTAACTTCAACACGACAGCCGCTGGCACGGGCGCGTGCATCGACGAATCCGGCAACGGCAACAACCTGACCATCTCGCCAAGCGCGTTCCAGCAGGGCGAGGAACCCCCTTGGCGTTCGACCTACCAATAACCGACCTATGATCTTCATTCGCCAGTACGCTATCGACCCCAAGCTCGCCACCGACAACGTGCGGGTCGAGTACAGCTACAACGTGTTCGACGCCATCGCCAACGAGGACATCGGGCGCGGGGGCATTGCCCACCTGACCGACGGCACGGGATCGCTGTCCGACCCGAAGTGGGGCAATGACGAGTTGTGTGCCGCGCTCGCTGCGCTCCTCAACGTGTCGGCGTCCGACGTTAGCATCGCCACGCCGGACTAACGCCCGATGGCCCGTGGCAACGCGAGTGTCCGGCGCGTTGGAGTCTATGGCTCCAACCGCTTTGACGCACGCGCCCCCGGCGGTGCCGCCACCGTCAATGCCACGGCAAGCTTTAGCGGGAGCGGGACGCTTTCGAGTACCGCCGCGCTCATCCAATCGGAGGCCGTCAGTTATAGCGGTGTAGGCACGCTTGCCACGACCGCACGGGTCATTCGTGTGGCGACGGCGAGCTACAGCGGGTCCGGCACACTATCCTCGACGGCAACCGTGGTGCCGGGCGGTGTGACGGTCAACGCGACCGCCAGTTATAGCGGGTCCGGTACGCTCGCAAGCACGAGCCGCCTCATCCTTGCGGAAGCCGTTAGCTACAGCGGCACGGGATCGCTTGCGGCAACGGCGGCAGTCATTCGCCGCCGCACGGCAAGCTATAGCGGGACGGGAACGCTTGCCGCGACTTCGCGCCTCATCCAATCCGAGGCGGTGGCGTATGCGGGCAACGGCACGCTCTCGGCAACGGCCCTTGCCATCAAGGTCGCCTCGGTCGCCTTCGCGGGGTCCGGCACCTTGGCAAGCACGGCCCGTCGGATCGTGACGGGGGTGGCGAGCTACAGCGGAACGGGCAGCCTTGCGGCAAGCGCAACGGTCACGCGCCGTCCGTCGGTCAGCTATGACGGCACCGGAACCCTTGCGGCGACGGGCGGGGTGGCGGGTGCGACGCAGAACGGCACGGCAAGTTATAGCGGGTCCGGCACGTTCACCTCGGCGGCTGGCGTGGTCCGGCGTCAAGCGGTTGGCTATCTTTCGAGCGGCACGCTGTCGGCGAACGGGTTTGCTGGCGAGCCTGGCGTGGCGGGTGAGGGGCCATTGGCGGTCACGCTGGCCTTTGCCCGTCATACGGCGGCGGTGGCGGGGGCGTTGCACGGCGTGGCGGTGGTGATTCCCTCGCACGAGGTGGGGGTGGCAATAGCGCGGCACGGGGCGTCCGTGTCGGGTGCGGACCATACGGTAGCGGTGGAGGTGTAGCGTGGCAGAGCAAGCGGTGTGGGTTTATGGCGACACGGCGGGTCCGATTACGGCGACCCTCCAGACGGACGGCGCGGTCCAGAACTTGACGGGCGCAACGGTGCAGGCGTTGGTGCGGAACGTGGCGACCAACGTGGTTAGCACGGTGAGCTGCACGGTGGTGGCCCCCGCGACGAGCGGTGTGGTCGAGATTCCGGCGGCGACCCGTGCGGCGTGGGCGGCGGGATCGTACGCGCTCCGGTTCCGCGTGACGTACAGCAATGCGACGGTCGATATCTTTCCGAGCGATGGCGTCGAACCGACGGCGGTCGTTCGCCCTGCGTGGAGCTAACCGATGACCCTACAGGTAACGACGGCGGCAACGGGCGTGGCGCGAACGGCGCATTACGTCATCCCGACCGGACAGACGCAAGCAATCCCAACGCTCTTGCTTGAGCCGCAGCGCACGAACCTCTGCATTCGGTCGGAGGAGTTCGATACGTGGACGCAAGTCTCGCAGAGCGTGACAGCGAATACCACGACGGCACCAGACGGCACGGTGACGGCGGACACGCTGACCGCCTCGGCAACGGCAGGCTACAGCGAGCGCATCTGTACGTTCACGGGAGACGGGACGAAGGCGATTAGTGTTTACTTCAAACGGGGAACCGCCTCGCAAACGTCGTTCGGGCTTCGCGACGTGACGGCTGGCGCGTGGCGGTATCTGGTCTCGATTGATTGGACCGGCACCGTGCCGAGTTTTAACGCGACGGTCAGCGGTGCTGGAACACAGTACCCGATTGAGTCTTTCCGTGACGGGTGGTATCGCATCCTCCTCGCGTGCGATGGCATCGTGGCGGCGAACTCGAACCGCATCCGAATCTATGCAGACCAAGCGGCGGGAGTAGGCACGACGATTGCGTGGGGCGCACAGGCGGAGAACGCGGTGGTGCCGTCCTCGTACATCAAGACCGAAGGCAGCACGGTCACGCGCAACGCGGACTCGCTCTATTTTCCGTTTACCGCCGCACCGCAGGCGATGACCGTCTATGTGCGGGGCGTGGAGTTATCAAACCCGTCTGGAACAGGAAAAGCAGAGACCGCACTTCTTTCCATCACCGCCGCATCACTTACCGACCCGTCGTTTGGCATTAGCAAGCCGACTTCAGCAAACTATGCGGCATTTCACGATCCGGCAACTTTGACCTCTGCGTCTGTGTCTGCCGCCGCCATTGTGCGTAATGATTTGGTAGAAATCCGCGCCCGGCTCTTGGGTACTGGCGCGGCGGCAATCAGCCTTACGCAAAACGGTGGAACGGAAACCAACTCTGTTACCTCGACGCCGCAAGCACTCGCGGCGGCTTGGTCAGATCAGCGTGTCAATCTGAATTCCTACGGCATTTCAAGTGCTTTTGGTCAGTTCGGGTTCACTCACGTTGCCATCGCGCAGGGCGAGCAGTCCCGCGACACGATGCGCCAACTCGCGGGGGTCGTCTAATGCATAGCTCACGGATCGTCACCATCGCGCCCGACGCCTTGACCGAGGAAGCGGGTTTCGTCCTGCTCGGTGTCATCGACGGGCTGGCCTACGTCCACCTCGCGCCGTGGCACGAGCCACAGACCGTCGTGTTCCCGAACGGCGACCTGACCAATCCGCAGCCAAGCGGCGAAGGGTTGTCGGGCGTCATCGAGTCGCCCCTGCCCTCGTGGGCCACGAGTGCCGTGGTGGTCTATGACCCAAGTCCCGCCCCCTTCCGGTGGGACGCCTTCGCCGCCGCCGAGCCTGACCTTGCCGCATCCCTAATGCCCCACCAATGGGCCGGAGAATAGCCGTATGAAAACCCTCGCCGAAAAGCGATACCACCTCTCGGACGCGACCCTTGAGGTCCGCGCCGAGACCGAACTGCCCGCCGGAATCGCGGGGCGCGTGTCCGGCATCGCCCTGACCTACGATGTGGTGGACAGCTACGGGACGATGTTCGCCCGTGGGTGCGCCAAGCGGTCCATCGATACCCGCGTCAAGGCGGGCAAGCTCCCGCTGCTGATGGATCACGAACGCTCGACCCGCGCTCACGTTGGCGTAGTGCGGTCCCTTGAGGAAGTCGGCGATGCGCTCGTGATGACTGCCGATGTCTTTGATACCGCCGAGGGTCGGGCGGCATTGGAGTATGTCAAGGCGGTACTGGCGTCCGAGGCGTCCACGGGCTTTAGCGTCGGCTTCGTGCCGCGTCAGTCCGAGGCCGTGACGGTAGAGGGGCAGCGCGTGGAACGCTTCACGGAGATTGAACTCCGCGAGGTCAGCATTACGCCGATGCCAGCGGTGCCAGGGGCCGACATCCTTGGGGCGCGTCAAGAGGCCGAGGCTCCCGCCGAGCGGTCCGATGACGAGTTGCTGGTGATTGCCGCCCGACTTGCGCTAGAGGCCTTGCCCGCCGAACTGCGGGGCGTTATCCTTGGGGCATACGCGGACGCCGCAATTCCGGCCCCCGTTCCCGCCTCGTCCACGGACACGCGAGCGAACGACGCCCCTGACGCCCCCCGCGTGGCCTCGATGGACGAGCGCATTGCCGCTGTCCGTCGCTCTTTCCTTACTTCTACCCATCAGGGGTAATCCAACTATGAAGGCTCCACTCGTTTCCAAGAACCGAGCCGCGAACGAGCTGCGCGAGAAGGCGCACGCGCTCCGTTCCGAGCTTGCCGATCCGTCCGCGTCGTTCTCCGCTGAAGAGGTTGAGAAGCGCGTTGCGGATATCCGTGCGCTTGAAGTCCGCGCCAACACCGTTGCCGAGTTCACCGCCGACGCCGAAGTTGAGCGTCAGGGTGGCGCGGGCGAGCTGGTCCGCGTCGACGCCAACGGGCGCGGCGAAGTCGAGTCGATGGCTGACGGTCACAAGCAGGTCGCCAATGTCGTGCGCGAGGGCTTCCGTTCGATGGGTGCCTACGTCCGCGCCATCGCCAAGGGTCCGGCGAACGATGCAGAGAAGGCCGCGCTGCGCCAGATTGATATGCTCACCCGTACCATCACGGGCAGCACCAACGGCGGCGACTACCTCCTCCCGCTCTCGCAGGTCGCGGAAATCTTCTCGACCTCGAACGCGCAGGAAGGCGTGATGCAGTACGCCCGCAAGTACAACGTGCCGGGCCGCTCGCTCCGCATCCCGTACCTCATTCAGGACACGGGAACCACGGTCCTCAACCGCCCGATGGCGGGTTCGATTGCTAACGTCACCATCGTGGACGAGGCCGCAACCAAGCCGACCCGCGAGCCGTCGTTCCAGCAGCGTTTGCTGACGATGTACAAGTACGCCGCCATCTCCGAGTTCGGCGACGAACTCCTCGGCGATGACTTCACGGGCGAGCTGCCCGCCGAGGTCGTGTCTGCGGTTGGTGGACAGATCATCAACAAGATGAACGAGGACATCACCATCGACGGCGGCGGCACGGGTGCGCCCCTTGGTGCGCTCAATTCCGGCAACGGCGCACGCCTCTCGGTGTTCCGCGCTGGCCTCAACGCCATCGCCGCCGCTGACGTGTTCAAGATGTACTCGCGCCACACCCACGGCCCGAACAGCCGTTGGTTCATCAGCCGTCGTGCCATCGAGCAGCTCTTCGCGCTCCAGACCACCAACAACACGATGGTGACTTGGATGCAGAACCTCCGCGAGAAGCCGCAGATGGTCCTCCTCGGCCTGCCCGTGACCGTGACGGACTTCCTTCCGTCGCTCGGTACCACGGCTGACATCTCGCTCGTGAACCCCGACTTCTACGCCGCTGGCCTGCGTCAGGCTCTCACGGTGGAGTCGTCGATTCACTTCCGCTTCACGCAGGACATCACCACCTACCGCTTCGTGGCGCGTGGCGGTGGTATCCCGCTTCCGACCTCGACCTACGCCTACAAGATTGACGGCTCTGGCAACAAGGTCGATCCGCACAGCCCCTTCGTGGTGCTGGATGGCGCGCTCTCGTAAGCGCGAAGCGGTAGCACAGACGGTCGGAGTCGAGGGGACGCCCTCGGCTCCGGCTGTTGCCGTTTCTGCCGTGTCGTGCTATGCGGCGGGGGAGGCGGTACTTGGCACGACCCGCACGGTCGCCGGACGCTGGTACGAGGTCGATGGCGAAACGGCGGCATACTGGCATAGCCGAGGCGTGCTGTGGACACAGGCGCAGTTGGATGCGCTCTGGCACGCGCAAGGCCGCGTCCTGACTCCCGACGGAATCACGACGCACTACAAGGCGGCGACCCCGCGTGGGCTTCGGGTGTTGCACCTGACGCACTACGACCCTGGCGCAAGCGTGTACCGCTACCATTCGGCGGCGAACACGGTAAGCGGGGTGGTGTCGGCGTTCGCCCGCCTTGGGCATAGCAACCCGTCCTGCGACCTGCGGCAATGGGACGTTGTGACGGACATCGCACAGGTGCGGGTGCTGTACCAGACCGCCGACCTTGTGCATTGCCATATGGACTACAACCTGCCGTTACAGGAGCTTGGCGGGATTCCCTACGGCAAGCGGATGGCGATAACCTATCACGGATCGCTGGAGCCGCGCCGCCCTCGCATCACGTTCCCAGAGGCTGATGCGAGGATGGGGTCAACGGTATTCGGGGCGCGGCCCTATCACCTACGGTTCGGCGACCACGTGCATTGGCTTCCGATCCCGATGCCCGTGCGGGACTACGCCGCGCTCGCCAAGGGGCATACACGGGGGCCGACGTTGCGCGTGGCGCACTCGCCGACCCGTCGGGAAATCAAGGGGACGGACGCCTTCCTTGCGGTGGTCGCTGACCTACAGGCCGAGGGCGTGGCGATTGAGGCCGTGCTGATTGAGGGACTGCCGCACGCCGAGGCGTTGCGTGTGAAGGCGACCTGCGATGTGACCTTCGATAGCTTCTGGCTTGGGATGCAAGGGAGCGGACTTGAGGCGGCGGCGATGGGGCAGGCGGTGGTGGCGGGGACGGAGGACGCGGACTATCGGCGCGTCAACATCCCGTATCCCTACACGGTCGCCGACAATGCCGATGCATTGCGGGATGTCTTGCGGCGGTTCGCAAGCGATCCCGCGTGGTGTAGATTGGAAGGCGAACGCGCACGAGCTTATGTGACGGCGCATCACGACTACCCCGTGGTGGGGCAGCGGTATCACGACATCTTGACGGGGGCGCGGTAAATGCCATTGCCGACGGTAACGGACCTGAAGGCGTATCTCCGCATCGAGACCACGACGGAAGATGCCCTGCTCTCGCGCCTCTTGACGGCGGCAACGCAGTACGTCGAGGGCTATATCGGCCTGCCCGTATCGGCGCGGACCTTCACCTACACGGCGCAGGATGCGTCGATTGTCTCCGCGCCGTCTATCGTGTTGCCCCATCGTCCGGTCTCGGTCACTTCGATTGTGGACGGGGACGGCGTGGCGATGGCGGTTGCCGACTATCGGGTCGATGCGGGGGCGGGCATCATCTACGCCGCCACGGGTCTGACCTTTTGGAATATGCCCTATGTCGTGACCTACGGCGCGGGCCTTTCGCTTCGTGCCGACTATCCGGCGACCGAGGCAATGGTGGGGCAGGTCATCATTGATGTGGCCTGCGAGCTGTATCAGCAGCGGACGCCGAGGGCCGCGAGCGAAACGGGGGCGGGAACCAGCATCTCGTGGGATACGTCCCGTGAGATGGCGGCTCGCACGGAGAAGGCGGTGCGGCACTTGCGCCTTGCGGTGGCGTCCTAATGTACGTCGCGCCTGGCCTCTTGGATCGCCGCCTGCGGTTCTATCAGCGGTTTGAGAACGGCGCGGACGGCTTCGCTCGCCCCGTCTACATCTTCGGCGTGGAGCGGTGGGGGCGCGTGGACCGGACCGCCGCACGGCAACAGGTGGCGTTCTCGCCGCAGGCGCACGTAGAGATTCGCACGGATGCGGTGGCGATGGTCGCCGAGGGCGTGGCGGTGGATAGCTTCGGCATCGTCAAGGACACGCTCGACGCGACGCTCTACTTTGTGCGGGGCGTGGTGCCGAGCCGCCAGTTGCGAGTGCAGGTCATCTCGCTCGAGGCCATCGACCCGACGGCCTATGCGACCTTTGAGTTGTTTGAGGGCGACGAAACTCTCGATGGCGTTCACCTTGTGGGGCCAGCGACCTAATGCGATACGGCACCGATGCCCGCCTAATGTGCGGAATGGACCTGCGGCAGATGGCAACCAGCCCCGAGGATGCGGCCCGCGTCGATGCGTTCCTTGGCGAGTACGGCGGCACGATGTCCGTCTATCCGGTATGGGGCGTGGCGATGGCGGTCGAGTGGGAACCCGATGAGGGCGAGCGCGTGACGGGAACGGGGCCGACGGTGGCAATGGCGTTGCGATCCCTCCGCGAGCGGGTGACGCAATGCTAGTCCTCTTCCGCTGGCTCTTTACCGATGGCGTCCTTGCGGGAACGTTTGACCGCACGGGGACGGCGAGCTTCACCACGTGGACCGTGGACCCGTTGGACCCTGCGTTTATTCGGGCCACGGACCTTTCCGAACCTTCGGTGCGGGCGCGTGATGCCCGTGGAGGGCTGACCCTGTGACCGCTCCGGCCTATGCCAAGTCTGGCATCATCTTCAAGAACAACGCCTACGCGATTGTGGTGGCGTTGCAGCGGTTCGATGTGGTGACGGGGGAGTGGACCCCGCTCACGGGCTTGCTCAACGTCACGGCTGAACTCGACCACACGACGGGCCAGCAGACGCCGCTCGTCGGGCCGTTCGCAATGCTTGAGACCGCCATCGCTGGCACCTACGCCTACACGATCACGACGAGCGATGTCAATACCGCGACATCCAATCACAACACTCTGTACCAGACGGTGAAGGTTGGCACGGATGCCGTGTTGACTACGCCGCTCGCGGTGCAGGACTTCCGGTACACGCCGTGATTAGCGTAGCCGTCAAGGTCACGAACCGCATAGAAGCGGCGGTCAAGAAGATGGACCGCGCTGCGCGGTCGGGAATGGATGCCGCCGCGCAGGTGTACGAGCGCGAGGTCGAGCGGGCGCACGGCGATCACTACACCACGCAGCAGTATCGCGGCACCCTGAATGTCAAGCAGTCTATCCGGCGTACCCGTCCCGTCAGGGGGCCGAACGGCTACGAGTCCGAGGTTGGCACGAAGTTGCCGCAGCCGTTGTATTGGGAGCTAGGCTGGCAGACAAAGGGCAAGAAAAGCAGGTTGATGCGGCGGCGTATTTGGGTACCCACCGCGATTGCCCAAGCGCAGGCGATTGCCGCCGAGTATGCCAAGGTCGTAGCGAGGATGATGAACAATGCCTAGCCGCCCCGGTATGCCTGGCGCAATGGCGGTTCCCTCGACCGCGACCACCGCGCAAATCTACGCCACCCTGCGGGCCGCGATGCTCGCGCACGTGACGCCCGGCGGGTCGCGCCTTGCCGATTTCGTGGGGGCCACGCCGCGCATTTACGTTGCGGCCCAACCCTCGCCGCCCGTCTTTCCCTACTTGACACTCACGCTCGACCGGACCACCACGCCCGGCTTCAATGGCTACCGCGAGACCGCGCTCCTTGAGGTGCAGACGGTGGGCAAGCCGGAGAGCCAGCGGGCCTTGGTCGAAGGCGCGATGGATGTCGTGGATGACCTGATGACGGGCTACCTCTATGCCGCGTCCGAAGGGCTGATGGTCTGCCGCAACCGCCGACGGGCCACGGTCGCGCAGTTCAGCAATCCTGCCGAGTCCTCGGTGGTTGCTGTCTTGGGGCAGTTCGATTTGTTCCTTTGGCCCCGTGTCCTTACGGCGAAAGCCGATTAGATTTCCCCCTGTGCCTTACCTACCCACGGAGTATTGACCAATGACAGCACCGCTGACTGGCTTCACGAGCAACCTTCCCTCCGATGTCGTTCTTGACTCCGGCGTCCTGTACGTCGGCGCGACGGTGTTTGGCGCGACCAAGGGTGGCTTGCAGTTCGACCCCGGCAACACCTACCGCAACATCGATTTCGACGGCAAGCGGTCTGCCGTGAAGCTGCTAGACCGCAAGATGATGATGGCCCCGAAGCTCACCGGAACCGTGCTGGAACTGGCGACGGGCAACATCGCCCGCCTTGAGCCGGGCGCAACGACCGCCACGACGGGTGCGTGGACGGCCTCGACCTCCTATGCGCCGAAGCGGGCCGCTGGCCTGCTCGCCGCTGGCGACTACGTGAACGACATCCGCGCCATCTGGCTGCGCGGTTCGGGCGCGTTCGTACAGGTGCGTTTCCCGTCGGGCCTCGTGACCAAGTACGACATCAGCTCGCAGGACGGCGAGGAGGCGAGCATCTCGCTGGAAATCGAAGCTCGTCTGGACACGGGCGTGAGCGGCTTCACGAATACTGGCGATGTGCCGTTCCGCATCGAATACATCGCGAGCGTCTAATGCTTGATTTGGATAAGCTGGTCAATCCGGCGAAGCTGCCCCGCGTCCGCTTGTGCGGGCGCGAGGTGGCGGTCGGGCCGTTGACGGGCGAGGGGGCGCGTCGGATTGCCGCCGCGCAGGGCGTGACGGACAACGGCGAGGCGATGCTTGCCGCGCTTTTGGATGTCGTGCGGTGTTCGATTCCTTCGCTGACCGAGGCCGAGGTCGCCTCGTTGACGGTGGAGCAGATTGCCGCCGTGCTGACCGTGGCGCGTGGCGGGGTGGATGAGGTGGAGAAGGTCATCGCGGAGTCAGCGGAAAAAAACTAGCAGACACGGCGGGGGGTTCGTCCGCTCCCGTCGTGGTGCCGTGGACGCCGGAGGAGTACGTGAGCCGAGTCATCGTCGAGACCGCCCGTGAGTTTGGGAGACCCGTGCGTGAGGTGCTAGGCGACCCCTATGCCCTCACGCTCTGGTCGTGGTCGCAGACAACGGCGATGCACCGCGAGCTGCGTGTCACGCGAATGGGCGAGCGCACGGATATGGCGGGCTTGGTGGCGATGGCGTTCCACGAACCCGCAAAGTTGCAGACCGCCGAGAACCGATATCTTAAGGCCGCAGGGTTGCTCAAGGCAACGCAGGACGCGCAGAAGGCGCGGCTCCTGACCTTGCGTGAACAATACGAAGCGGCGGTGGCGAAGGCCGCGCCCGCGCCGGAGGCATAGCCGTGGAAGTCTTTTCACTTTCCGTCAAGCTCAAGGAAGAGGGCGCGGCTGCGGTAAAGTCAGCGATTGACAAGTTGCGGGGTTCTACGGAAGAGGCCACACAAGAACTCAATGACGCTGCTAGGGCAATGGGTTTGTGGAGAGATCAAGCTGGCAAACTTCGGCAAGCCAATGGGCAATTCGCTACGGATGCACAGCGAATAGCTGCTGGCCTTAATGCTTCGTCAGGAGCTGGAAACAGATTCCAGCAAATACTCGGCGATATGCAAAAGTCAAGTTTGTTGACGGCGGGTGCGTTGGCATTGGTTGCCCAACGGCTTATCAATACAGCGGACACGGCGCAACTTCTTAATGCGCGCCTGCGTCTTGTGACGGACAGCCAAGAAAACCTGATTGGCGTCGAAAACGCATTGCGGGCTAGCGCGGACGCGACCCGCTCAAGCTACGAGGCGACGGTCGAGCTGTACACGCGGGTGGCGCGCAATACCAAGAACCTGTCCATTTCGCAAAGCGAGTTGTTGCGCTTTACGGAATTGACGCAAATGGCAATCAAAACGTCGGGCGCGACGAGTCAGGAAGCGTCGGCGGCATTGGTGCAGTTGTCGCAGGGCTTGGCGGCTGGCGCATTGCGTGGTGACGAATTTCGGTCAGTTATGGAGCAGACGCCGGGGCTTGCTAGGGCGATTGCGGACGGCCTTGGCGTAAGTATTGGGCAGTTGCGGGCGATGGCGATGCAAGGCGAATTGACGGCAGAACAGGTGGTGGGGGCAGTCCTTCGGATGGATGCAACTATTCGCAAGGACTTTAGTGCGATTCCGATGACCGTATCGGACGCCTTTACGGTAATGCGGAACAATATCTTGTTCGCCGTGCGGGATGTAAATACCGCTCTTGGTGGGGCAGGAACGACGGGTCTTGCTGGCGCATTACAGATGATTGCCAAGGATGTAGTGCCAGCCTTGGCAGAAGGCCTTGTCGCGTTCTTTAAAGGCTTTGAGTTGTTGGCGGTGGATGCGGCGATTGCCGTGCAAAAGATATTGGGCCTCATCAAGCGCGAGGCGGTGCAGGCCGGGGCGTTCCTTAAGGATATGTTGAGTGCTGGTCTTGTTGACAGCGGTCCGGCAATTAAAGCAGCTGAAGATGAATACGCAGCGTTGGTTGCTGGCTTGGAGGCTTACCGAGCCGAACAATATGCAGGCATTTTAGCTGGAGCTATGCGAACGGATGGCGTTATCCGTGAAACGTCGGCAACAAGGCAGCTTGCAGGGGCAGTTCGTGAGTTAAATCGTGAGTTTAGTCTAGCGGCAACCGAACAGCTAGCGGGTGGATCTCTATTTCAACGCGCACGGCAAGCATTTGCGACAGAAGCGGCAAAGGAAGCAAAAAAAGCACAAGAGGAAATGAATCGTGTGTTGGTTAGCGGTGCCACGTTCAATCAAACGGCGACGGCCCCGACCGACTTGTTTAAAAACTTGCGCAATCCGATTCGAGAACAAGCCGCGCAGATGGCGAACGAAATTCAGGGAACGGTGGCAGATTCCATCGCCAGCGGAATCGAGGATGGACTCGTATCTGGCATTATGACGGCGGTAAGCACGGGGCGCATCGCCGATGCCTGGCGTTCGATGTCGCAAGCCATCATTCAGAATATGGCGTCCGCGATGGTCAAGGTAGCGTTGACCGCCATCAGGTTTGGCGAGCTGATGAAGCGAATTCGTGATTTTATGATTTTGAATCCTACGCTGGCGGTAGCATCAGCAATAGCAATGCTCGCTTTTGCTTATGCCAATGGCGGGAAAAGTCAATCGGTAGGAACGGGCGTGTCGGGTGGTGCGGGTGGGGCGCAGTACAGCCCGATTGCCAGCACGGGCGTGGGGCAAGGCTCCACCAATCAAATCATCTTCGGCGCGACCTCGGCAACGACGGCGGCGGGAATGACGCCGCGCTCGGCAACGAACGTGACTATCATCGGCCCCGACGATCCGAAGGCACAGCGGGCGATTCAGGAATTGATTAGCAAGGGCAACACACGGGGGACACTTGGCTAGTATCCGATTCACCGATGCGGCGGGGACGGCGGTCGTGAGCAACGGCCTCGACGTTATAGCGCGTGGCGTAGGGTCGCGCTTCGCCGGATGGACCCCGTTCGCCAAGCCAATTGGCGCGGTCGCCACGGCCCTTGGCACGGGGGCGCGGTCGATGTTCCGCTTCCGCACGGACTACGGCGCGAGCTTTGAGATTCGCGACATCGACACGGCCCGCCTGCCCGAAGTCCTGCGACTGATGGCGCACCTTGAGTCCGGCGGCACCTGCTCGGTCTTTACCGACGATGTGCTGGGGCGGTCCTACGCCTCGTGCTGCTTGGCCCCCGATGGGAGCGTGAGCCTCGCGCAAGCGAACGCCACGGACCTGACCTACACGCTTGGGCTGTCGCTGATTAACCTCGGCGCGACGGCAATGCTCTGCGATTATTCGCCCGTGCTTGGCCCGTTTGAGGCGTTGTTCCGCTGGCAGGTCGCTGACGGCGTGAGCGGCGGGACGTACAGCCGGACGGGGACTGCCACCTTCGTGACCGACAATGCCTGACCGCGCCTACCGCCTTCGCATCCGTAGTGCCGACGATACGTCAAATGTCCTGACGATCTCCAGCGTGCGGACGGACAACAACCCGTATATCGCCAGCGTACCGAGCGGGGACGGGCAAGAGGTGGACCTCCTCACGGGGGCCGTGCGGACGGGCGCGTACAACATTGAAGTCGTGGACGCCGTGACGGGAAGCGATGTGACGGGAGTCCAGCGCGTCGTGACGTTTGCGCTGACGGGATCGGGACGGCAGCAGTTGTTGTCGCGGCGGGCGTTCATCGAGGTCAGCACGGACGGCGGGGCAACGTGGCCTATCGTCTGGATGGCTGGCTATTTGACCGCCATCCGGCAAGTGAGCGCGATCACCTATTCAATTACCATCTCGGATAGCCGACGCATCGAGCAGAACCACCGCGCCTTCACGTGGGGGCGCAACCCGCAGGACTCGGCGAAGTCCGAGCAGGTGCTATTCCCGAATCGCGGGTGCTTGTTGGGCGGTCCTATCATCAACGGGTTCGGGCCGACTAGCGATTCGGGCGGCATCGAAACGGAATTGACGGCGAGCGAGTCCGCGATTTGGGCCGACAATAGCGACCGCATTATGGCCCTCAAGTGGCTTGCCGCCTCGGACGTTGCGCCGAACTACACGCGCACGCAATCCTTCGGCGAGTATGCAGGGTACGCAAACAAGATTCTCGCGCCGTTCGGCGTTGCCGCAACGACGGGGGCATATAGCGCACCCGTCTTTTATCCGCTGACCAAACCGCCCCGCGAGCGCGGGAACGTGTGGTTTCCGAGCTTGCGTGTGTACGTCAATGATGGCGCGGGCGGGACTTGGGTTGGCGGCTTGCGGGCGTTCTTCCCGTGGGGTCGCATTACCACGACGGGTCAGGCCGGAGGAGGAAGCCCACAGGCAAGCGGGGCGCAGTTCCCGTACATCTATGTGACGCTTGACGCAGGACAGCCAGCGGTGCCATCTGTCGGCACCAAGCTGCGCGTCCGCATTGTGCATAGCGTGGTATCGGAAGCCTCGCCGCTCTACTTTGACGAGCATCCGGTGGATGTGGCGACCAAGCTCTATGATTCGGTCAACATCCCGTATGATACGACCTCGGCGACCACGATCCGCAATCTTATCGGGGCCAATGTCCGGCTCGCGTGCCGCATTACGGAACCGCAGCCGATGGGCGAGTTCCTGACCAAGGCCATCTATGGGCCGTTCGGATTCTCGGCCCGCACGGATAGCACGGGCAAGCAGACGTTTTTTTCGACCCGAATCGGCACCATTGCGCCGACCTTGACCATTGCCACGAACGACCTTGTAGGCGAGTCGTTGCCGAGCGGGTTTGACATTGACGAGGTGACGGTTGCCACGGCGGTGCAGTACGGGTATCGGGTGCTTGCCAAGGCCATCACCGATCCGTCAAGCAACGAGCCGCCCCCGCCCGACGGAATCGTGGAAAGCGAACACGTTTTAGAGTTGCCGTCCGGCGATACGTCCACGTTCTCGACTCGCGTCATTTCGTATGACATTCCCGGTATGGTGCATACCGTGGATGCGTGGCAACCCGATATGGGGTTGTTGATTTCGGGGACCGCCGCCGAAATCTTTGACCGCTTTGGGCGCGGTGCGCCGACGTATGAACTGCCCGTGTTGGATACGTCCGCAGCGGCGGCGGCGCAGGTGGGCGACGAGGTGTTGATTACCGCCGCGCACGTGCCGAACCAGAACTACCGGATTGGCGAAAGCACGATTGGGGCGCGGGTTGCACAGGTCGTGCGGCGCGACGAGACCCCCGTGGGTCCGGTGTTCAAGCTCGTGGACAGCGGCCCGAATAGCCAGCTTGCTACGGCCCCGACCCTGACGGTCGCCAAGGAAACGCTCAATCCGCGCACGCTCGCATCGTTCACAATCACGAACGCCGGAACCTTGAACTCAAATGGGATCGGTGCCGAGGTCGAGTACGATACGGGAGCGTCAACGCCAGCGGCGAACGGCACGACCTTGACCCGTTATCTCGCGGGCGAAATTCCGACGGGCAAGGTGTTGCTGCCCGCCTTTGTGCCAGGCTCGCGGGTGTGGGTGCGGGCGCGTAGCACGGCCCCCGAACGGCGTCCCTCGGCGTGGTCCTCGTGGGTGAACGTGGCGTTGGATGCGTGGGTTGCCCCAAGCGCGTTGACGATTGGCACGACAAGCGCGACGGCGGCGAAGGTAACGTGGACGAACGGCAACGCGATTGACCGCGTCGCCGTGTATCTCTATCAAGGGTTGGTAAACCCGACGGATTGGGAACCCTATCGCGTCGCCACGCTGGATGCCGAAAGCACGGGTATCACCTTCCGCGACCTGACGGCATCGACGGCCTACCGCGTGGCGGTGGCACACGAGGATGCAGGGACGGGCGCGGTCTCGGCCTACGCGACGAACGGCTTCACGAGCGCGGCAAGCACCTCGGTCACGGCCCCCCGTGTCTCGCATATGGGTGTTATTCCAACGCTAGAGGACGCGCAGTACCCGTCGGGCATCGCGCTTGGATTGTGGGCGGGCGACGAAACGTTAGACATCGAAATCCAACGTGCGCCGGACAGCGGCGGCTCGCCTGGCACGTGGGCCACCATTGCCATCGTGCCGGGAACGACGCAGGTCTTTGGCGATCCGTTGCCGTCAACGGGCGCGACCTTCTGGTATCGCTCGCGGCACGTTGGCGGTGGCTTTACGGCGAGTGCCTATCAGAACAACCTCGGCCCCTACCTCGCCTCGCCGTGGCCCTACCCGATTGTGTCGGGCGTAGTGGGGAGCTTGCCGCCGAAGGTGGCACGGCCCTCGCGCATTACGCCGACCTTGCAGGTAAACGTCGCCCCCGGCTCGCCAAACTTTACGGTGAAGTGGAGCGCGGGGACGATTGGGCAGGTGGAGATTTGGCAGAGCGGTGCGCCGTTGTCGCCGCAGCCGACCTCGCCGTGGTCAATCGCCAACCCCGGCGTCGGGTCTACCGATACCTACACGTTCTATGTGTACGCCGATGGGCAGTTGCTCACGCGAGACATTGTGTTGCAGGGCTTTGATCCCGATGAGGTCTTGCCGCCCGGCGGTACGACGGGGCAGGTCTTGGTCAAGTCAAGCAACACGAGCTACGATGTGGCGTGGAGTACAGCGGCGGGCGATGTGGTCGGCCCTGCGTCGAGCGTCGACAATGCCGTGGTGCGGTTCGATGGCACGACGGGCAAACTGATTCAGTCCTCGGCAACGATGACGCTCTCTGATGCGGGGGCGTTGGACCTTGGTAGCACGGGGAGCGTCAAGACCGCCGCGCCCGGCGGCTCGACCGCTGGCGTCTGGAAGCTCGGCGTCCACAACGCGACCACCGTCAGCCTTGACACTACGGGATATATCACGGTCGAGATTGGCGGCACGACGTATAACCTAGCACTTGCCGTTTAGCTGGCGTTATATTGACAGGACAATGACGCGCCTTCACCTGCTTTCGATTCCCCATACCGTGACGCGCAGCGACTTCTCGCATTGCGCGTTTACGGGGAAGGTCTTGCGGTTCGCTCGGATGATGCGGCCCTATGGCTTTGAGGTCATTCACTACGGCGTCGACGGCGCGGACTCCGGTGCGGACGCCGATGTCGTGCTGATGGGGCAGGACGAACACCAAGAGCTATTGGGCCACGCCTATCACGCGCAACACGCCACGGGCGGGATGTACGGGGACGATGCCAAGGACGGCTCGCCCGTCTATCGGCAATGGAACCTCAACGCCCGCGAGGAGCTGAAGGAGCGCGTCGCGCCTGGCGACCTTATCCTGCTTCCGTTCGGTCACGCGCACGCCGCCGCGATCCGTGGCTTGCCCAACCTGCGGGATGGGGCGGGGGCCGTGGAGTCTGGCATCGGGTACTTCGATTGCCTCTTGCCGTGGCGCATCTACGAATCGGAAGCGGTGCGGCACGCCGCGATGGGGAAGGAGGGGCGGTTCGGGGTCCACGAATCGTCGCGCCGTTTGGAGTACGTGGTGCCGAACTATTACGACCCCGCCGACTGGCCCGAAGGTGAGGGCGGCGATGCGGTGGTATTCTTGGGGCGGTTGACCGAGGGGAAGGGCTTGCGCGTGGTCTTTGACTTGGCGCGGAAGCGGCCTGATATCCCGTTCAAGGTTGCGGGAAGCGGTGTGCTTGACCCGTCGTGGGGCGAGGTGCCGGACAACGTAGAAGTCTTGGGGCCGCTCAATGCCGAGCGTGCCGCCTACCTTGGCAACGCCCGTGCCATCATCGCGCCCTCGCGCTACGTTGAGCCGTTTTGCGGCACCGTGGTTGAGGCCGCGCTCTGCGGAACCCCCGCGATTACCTCGGCGTTCGGCGCGTTCACGGAGACCGTCACGCACGGCGTGACAGGGTATCGGTGTCAGACCGAGGCCGAATGGCTGCGGGCCTTGGACGCGGTGCTGGCGTTGGATCGTCGCGCCATTCGTGCGCGGGCCATCGCCAAGTACAGCCTTGCGGCGGTGGGCCGGATGTATGCCGAGGTGTTTCCCGAAATGTCGGCAATCGCCAAGGCGGGCGGGTTTCCTTCAACCGGATGGGCCGAATGAGCGTAGGCATCGAGGCGCGGTGGGTGGCGGCACAGGTCGGGGAGCGTCGCTTCCATTGCGACTGGGTCGAGGGCTGGCGCGACCATTCCGACCCCGAAGTCCGGCGGCGTGGGGAACACGCGATGCGGGCGTGGTATGCGGGGATGCTGCGTATCCCGACGCAGGTGCCAAGCACCGCGAGCGTCACCGACTTCGCCTGTGGGCCGCAGTCCCTGTTGCTGACGCACCCCACGCTCGGACGGATGGTTGCTGTGGACCCGCTGGAGTTCCTGCCGGAAGATGAACGCACCTACCGCGAGCGCGGCATCGAGCGGTTCGTGACGCCCGCCGAGCATTATGTGGGCGAGCCGACCGATGAAGTCTGGATGTATAACTGCCTCCAGCACGTTATCGATTGGGAGGCCACCCTGCGCGTGGCGTGCCGCAATGCCAAGGACACGCTGCGGCTCTTTGAGTGGATCGGCGTCCCGACGGATGCGCTTCACCTCCACGTTTTACAGGAGTCGGAACTGCGGCGGGTCTTGGTCGCCGAGGGCTTCCGCGAAACGCTGATGGTGCGCGGCGAGACCGCAAACCAATGGTCCACCCCCACCACCTTTTACGCCGCCGTTTGGGAGCGGGTTGCATAATGCCTATTGAACATTCGGCGAGCGTTGCCATCGGGTTAGTCAGCGGGGCCGTGAGCGCGGTCGTGCAGTCCGCAGGCCCGACCCCCGTCAACCCGTTTGTTGTGCCGCTCTTGTCCGCAGCCGTGGGCGGGTTGATGAGCTTTGCGGTCTTGCGGACCACGGTGCAGGCGGTTGAGCGTGACCTGCGCGAGATGAAGGACGATGTGAAGGACATCTCGACGCGGGTCGCTCGCATTGAAGGCAAACTTCACGCGGACTAACCAATGTTGACCCACCCCTCGCCGCACTTCAATTCCCGCAACGGGAAGCCGTGCCGTGTCCTTGTCCTGCACTCCGATGCAGGGGCGAGCGATGCGGGTACCTTGGGCTGGCTCGCCGATCCCGCGAGCAAGGTGAGTTATCACTCACTTATCGGGCGCAACGGCAAGGTCTATACCTGCGTGAGGCCGGAGCATCGGGCGTGGCACGCGGGCGTCAGCTTGTGGAAGGGCGTGAAGGATGTCAATAGCATTAGCTACGGCCTCGCCTACGCCAACCGCAACAACGGGAAAGAGGCGTTGACGCCCGTACAGGTCGCGGCGGGGCTTGCGGAAATCGAGCGGTTGGCGCGGACCATCACGACGTTGGAGGCGGTCACGACGCACGCGGCAATCGCGCCAGGCCGCAAGACGGACCCGCTCAATTCGGTGGGCTTCGTTCTGGCAGATGCCGAGGCCGCATTTGCGCGGGGCGTGGCGGCGCGGTAGGATAGGTGGGAACCCTTTACGGAGGCGGTATGGATTTCATCAAGCTGAAGCTGGTCGAGTACGGGATGGCGTTCGTGGTGGCCCCGCTTGCGGTCATCATCGTGCAGTACCTCAAGAAGTATTCCGCGTGGGTCGAGAGCCGTGCGGCGTGGGAGAAGCGCGTGCTGGTGGCGGCGACGGTCCTCGTCTTTACGGCCCTTGGTCACGCGCTCGGCGTTAACTTCGGCGTGAATGGCGACAACCTTGATTTTCTTGCAAACGTGAATCAGGCCACCATCGAGACCGTGTTGGGATCGGCAACGGCGTTCCTGATTCACGCGCTTAAGAAAGCGTCGAAGAAGTAGCCGTCCGTGAGCCAGACCGTGCTGGTCGTGTGCCGCGAGTGTGCCGGAACGGGCAACGCTCGCGGCGGCATTTTGCAATGTGAGTATTGCTTGGGGCAATGCCACATCGCGGTGAACCGGATGCCGGACGGCGGCGTGCCTGACGGCGAGAAGGAATGGAAGGTGCGCGACCTCGGCCCGATTCCCCGAAACCCCCTCATCCTGTCGAGCGATGCCCCCAAAGCGTAAGGCCAACGCCGAGCGGCCCGTGGTGCTGGCGATTACCTCGGACCAACATTGCGGCAGTACGGTTGCGCTCTGCCCCCCGAAAGTGACGCTGGACGATGGCGGGGAATACCACGCGAGCAAGGCGCAGCTCTGGCTCTGGCAATGCTGGCAAGAGTTCTGGCACCGCGCCGAGCAGAGGCGGCGGCAACTGGATGCGTCGATGGTGCAGGTGTTCAACGGCGACTTGACCGAGGGCGATCACCACAAGACGACGCAAATCCTTTCGGGCAATCCCACGGCACAGGCGGCGGTGGTGAACGCAGCGATGAAGGTGCCGCTCGCATTGAAGCCCGAGGCCATCGTTGGGATTCGCGGGACCGAGGCGCACGTTGGCCCGTCCGCTGCGTTTGAGGAGCGCATCTTTCTTGGACTTAAGAAGGACGGCTGGCCCGTGCGGGTGGACGAGGTGAGCGGGAACGCGAGCCATTGGCATTGGACGTTCCAGCACCAAGGGGTCAGGCTTGACATCGCGCATCACGGCAAGTTCGGCAGCAGGCCAAGCACGAAGATGAACACGGTTATCGCCTTGGCGTTCGACATCTTCACGCGAGCGGCGATTGACGGACGGCCTCACCCGCATTTGGCAATCCGTTCGCATATGCATCAGTTCGGGGATACGGGGTCGGCCTACCCGACGCGCCTCATTCAGATGCCCGCCTGGCAACTGGCGACGGCCTTCATCCACCGCATCAACCCCGGTGCCATCAGCGATGTGGGCGGCATCTTGGTGACGATTGCTGATGGCAAACTGGATGTGGAGCCTATCATCTTCCGTCCTGACGCCCGACCACACGACACCCTATGACAACGATCACGACAGCGGAGATTCTCGCGGAGCTTGAGGCGGCATCCCACGCCATTGCCGCGCCTGACGGCTACTGCTCGATTGCCGAGATGGTGGCGCAGACCGGACTCGCGGACGCCCGTATCCGCAAGGCTCTTATCGCGGCGAAGGCGGCGGGGCGGCTCGAGGTGGCGCGTGTTCCACGGGAAACGTTGAGCGGGGCGATGCACCCGACCCCCGTGTACCGGATTGCCCCCGCGAAGCGCAAGAAGTAACCTTCGGCTATGGCTCCGACCACGACCCGCTGCAAGGCAGACTCCCCGCTCCGGTGTGAGTGGCGGGCGAGCCTTGTCGAGCGGGAACCGGATCGCCTGCGGTACAGCTATGAGGCGGGAACGTGGTTGCTCTGGCTTGGCGTGACACCGGAGGCGGTTGACGTTTGCCCCGGCTGTGGGGGCGTGTTGCCGCAGATTGGCCCTGTGGTGGCAAAACTCCACCGCGAGGGGTGGGTGGATAGCTACACGGGCGAGGACGGCGGCTAATGGCAACCTCGCGCAAACGCTGGCCCCCCATCCCGCGCACCGTGCAGGGCTTGGCGGGTGGCGTCAAGGTGATTGTGCGGAGGGCCGAGTCGTTCAAGACGCCGGATGGCGACACGGTGTGGGGGGTGTACCAGCCCGCGCAACGGCGCATCCTCGTGGCGGGGAAGCTGCCCCCTGCCCTTCGCTGGCATACGCTGATCCACGAATGGGCGCATTGCTGGCTGCTGGATTCTGGCCTGCCGCACTTGATTCACGGGGAGGACGCGGAGAAGGACCGGAACATTGAGGTGTTCTGCGATACCCTGGCCTCGACGGTGGTGCGGACGATGGCGAGCCAGCTCGGATTGGACCCGTGGGATGGTAAGTAAGACGGCGTTGTGTTAGGTTGCGGGTGTGCGAGAGTCCGAGGTCGGGGGATCAGACGGCTCACGCATCACGGCGGCTCACCTTCGGGTGGGCCGTTCGTGTTTGGTGGGACTTGCGCGGCAGGCGTGGCGGGTGTATGCTTGCGGTGTCTGCGGTTCTCTCCCGTAGATGGAGCAAGATTGTATCGCCCCGATAAGTACCCCGGCTGACCGCGCAAGCGAGTCAGGAGAGACCGGAGGGAAAGTCGGGGCCTTGCGTTTTGGTGGGCCTATGAACTGGATACGGATTGCGGTGGCAATCGGGGATGACCCCGACATTCACGAACTGGCGGAAGCCCTCGACGTTCGGGTGGCGGAAGCGGTAGGGCTGGTGGTGGGGACGTTGGTGCGGTTCCCCGAACACGCGCCGGATGGGAACCTTGCCCACTTGCGGGACTCGCTGATTGAGCGGTGGGCTGGATGGGAAGGGGATCGTGGGCGGTTCGCAGCCGAGCTTCGCCGCATCTTCCTGACGAACGGGGTATGGTCGTCGTGGGAGAAGCACAACGGGGCGGCGATGCGGGAAGCCGAGGCCAGCCGAGAGCGATCGCGGAAATGGCGTACCGAACGCCTTGAGAACGATGCGCGTACGGCGTACGCTACGCCGAACGGTACGCCTGACCGTACGCCTCTACGGACGGACGGACGGACGAACCAAACTACAGGGTCGCGCAAGCGCGGTTATCCACAACCGGAGCCGTTTAAGACCGACCCGTTTTGCCCTGAATGTGGGCAGGGGATGGGTAAGGCTACCCCCGATGCCACCCGACTAATCATCGTTCACAAGGAGGGCTGTACCCGTGGCTGATCTTTTCGGTGATGACTTGCACGACTGGAAGTCCGAGTGGGTGGGGATGCCGGAGTTCGTGCAGGAACCGGACAAGCCGTACCAAACGCTGACCGTCCGCTTCCGCAATGCGGAGGACGTACGGGCGTTTGCCGAGTTAATCGGGCAGCGCATTACGCCGCTCACGAAGTCCATCTGGCACCCGTACAAGCCTCACCGCTTGCCGGATAAGAAAGTGTGGGTGAGCGATGGCTAACCGCTATCCGGTCTACATCGTGTCAAAGGGGCGATGGAGGAACCCGCTGACGCACAAAGCCCTAAACGATATGGGCGTCCCGCACACGATGATTGTGGAGGCCGAACAGGTTGAGGCGTATGCCCGTGCGGTGTCGTGTCCGCTGCTTGTCCTGCCGCCGTCGTACCTGACCGACTACGACACCTGTGACGCGTTCGGCGGAGCGAAACCACGGGGGCCTGGCGCGGCGAGGAACTTTGCGTGGAATCACGCCATCCAGTCCGGCGCACGGCGGCATTGGGTGATGGACGATAACCTTGACGCCTTTCACCGCCTGACGCACAACGAGAAGTATGAGGTGTTCTGCGACTCCACGATTCGCGCAATGGAGGACTTCGTGGACCGCTACACGAACGTCCCGCTCGCTGGCCCGAACTACTACTCGTTCGCCAAGAAGGGGGACGCGCTGCCAGCTTACGTCCTGAACACGCGCATTTACTCTTGCCTGCTCATCCAGAACGATCTGCCGTTTCGGTGGCGGGGCCGCTACAACGAGGACACGGACCTGTCCCTGCGAGTCTTGAAGGGCGGGCAATGCACCGTTCAGTTCAACGCCTTCCTGTGCGGCAAGGTCACGACCCAGCGTATGTCGGGTGGGAACACGGAGGAGTTCTACAAGAGCGAGGGGACGCTGGCGAAATCCCAGATGATTGCCGACCTGCACCCCGATGTGGCGAAGGTCGTGTGGCGATTCAACCGCTGGCACCACCACGTTGACTACCGCCCGTTCAAGCGCAATAAGCTGATCCGCCGCTCCGACCTGTCTCCGTGGCCCAGCGGCACGGACCAATACGGGATGAGCCTTATAAAAAAAACCGAACACGACCCGAAAGAAATGTAACGATTCGCTGGACCCCTTGACAGCCAACTGGGAGGGTGATAGCTTTCGTCGTGTAAGGCAAGCGCACCTACCCCGACAGGAGATGCAACATGGCTACGCACTTTGGAATCGCCGCCCGCTACACGAAGGATGTCCCGCTCCGCCGCGCCATCTTCACGCAGTTGAAGTCGCTCGGCCTGACGGACCCGCGCTGGTCTACCCGCGAACGGGCCGAGGCCGTACTTGCCGAACGGATCAACGACATTCCTGCTGAGATGCGTCCGCACATCGAAGTGTTTGAGGGCATGAACCTGTAGCCCTTGACACGCACGATTCCCCGTAGTATCGTTGACCCCGTACCACCTAACCCCGACTAGGAGTAGACAGATGACGCAGCTAGTAGCCTCGGACGCGAGTGAGTTCCCGTTCGTGACGTACCTCTGGAGCGATGGCACGGAGGTCACGTTTAACCGCGAGACGAAGAAATGGACCTCGCGCGTGATTCCGCATCCCGTGATGAACCCGCATCGCTTCGCGTCGATTGCCTATGCCTCGACGCCGGACCTTGCGTATGCCCCTGACGTGGCGGTGGACGACTAATGGTACATCGCGTGAAGTTTGAGCCGAAGGACATCTGGGCGATGACCCCCGCCGAACTGGACGAGTTGATGCGCGTGGCGGCGTGGATGTGCGAGTATCCGCAAAGCTCGACGGATAGTGACCGCTACACGGTTGCCGCGCACCTCCGTCGGGCGGCATCACAGGTCAACCGCACGGCATACGATTCGCTGGCGGGTGCCGCCGAGTATTACCGCCCAGGCGTCTACAACGGAGACTGATATGCCGAACGATTGGGACGATGCCGAGTACGCGATCCACACGGCGTTGATGCAACTACTGGTGTTGCAAGCGAAGATGCCAGAGGACGTACCGCACACCGCCACGCGCAACCGGATGACGATGACGGCGAATTGCTTGGAGGACGCGAAGGACTTCCTCGCCGCAGCACGGGCGCGATTGCCGAAGGAATAGCAGGACACCGAGCCGGACGGCCTTCCGGCACTAAACGTTGAGATGGAGAGGTGTACGATGGCGATTGTTAAGTTGGCAAGCGCAGGTGAGTCGGTGACGTGGCGCATCAAGAACGCCGAGACCACCGCAGGCAAGTTTGGACCGCAGGTCAAGTTTGAGAACGACAAGGGCGATTTGCTTTACATCTCCGAGGACACGGCGGGGCGTCAGTTGGGGCGCATCCCGCTTGACGTAGCGAACTGCGCTGGCGAAACGTTGACGTTCTCGCGCACGGAGAATCCGAAGGGCGGTGCGCCGTATTGGAACATCGCGCTCGCTGATGCGGTGGATCGTGCCGCGCCCGTGGCGAGCAAGCGTTTGCCACCCCCGTCCAAGAAGCCGCTTCCCTTTGACGAAGAGAGCTTCCCGCCGGATGGCCCCTACGCACCGGACGCGCAGAACTACCCCGTCCGTCAGGGGAATATGCAGAACCTCTCGGCCCCCGCTCCTACGGACGATGACGCACCGGAATGGGTGACGGGCGACATTACCCCCGCCAAGGCGTCTGGCGTGGCTCCGAACGCGACGAAGCGGCTTGCCTATATCACGGCATACCTTGACCTCCTCGGCTACGTCAAGGCCCATTCTGGGCTGAAGGACGAGGTGGCGATTCAGGCCGCGACTGCCACGCTGCACATCGGGCTGAAGCAGGAAGGGCTGCGGTAATGACTCTCCCTGACCCCAGAGATGGCATTCCGCAGTTCGTGGCAGAGTGCCGCGACCGGATTGATGTGCTGACTGCGATGTTCCCGCTTTTTACCCAAGCGGAGAGGGGTGCCGCGATTGACGAGATGAACGGCGTGAGGCGAGAGATGAACGAATCGCAACGGCTGTGGGACGAGTGGCAGTTGTTGAAGGGGTCGCGGTGAGTAAGCGCATCCGCGCCGATCACGAATGGTTCGAGTTGCGGGGGGCGCACGTTCGCGTCTCCCGCACGACCCGTGATTGCGATATGGCAGAACATACCGAAGGTTGGCGCGATGCCATTCAGCCTGGCCATCGCTATGCGTGGATGTCGCACGGCCTCAACGTTTGCGCCCTACACTTTTCCCCCGAGGACATTACCGATGGACGAGATGGAAATGGAGATTCACCGGAAGGGTCGGACGCAGACTGAAGGGCTGGCGTTGTTCGACGGCCCGACTACGCACCCCGATAGCGTGGCGGGCAAGAGTCAGTCAGGCTTGATTCTCCGGCACTTTCAGGTGGGCGGGACACTGACGGCCCTCGACGCGCTCGACCTATTCGGATGCAACCGACTGGCGGCACGGGTGGCCGACCTAAAGAACAAAGGGTACAACGTGAAGTCGCGGTTCGTGACGCTCCCGAACGGCAAGCGCGTTTCTGAATACTTTATCCGTCCGGAGGATGCACGATGATCTGCGAATGTGGACACCACGCGAAGGCGCACTTGGGCGAACGTGGCTTGTGTGGCTCGCCCCACGGCTGTTCGTGCAACAAGTTCGTGAAGGCCGCAGCGGTACACGATGGGCTGTCGATGGACGGCGTGCATTGGCACAAAGCGCGGCAGGACGCCGAGTGGCTCGCAGGGTCAGAAGCGGACACCGCCGAGCGCAATCTCGCCCGTTGCTACCTCGCGCTCAAGGACGAGGTCGCCGGATTTGAGGACGCCGAGCTAGCCGCCGCCCGTGTTGCCGCCGAGTCCGCGCTGGGGGAGGCGAAGCGGGAATATCCGCACCTCATCTTCTGCAACTCCTCCCGCTCACAGCCTATCGGCCCCGACATTGGGTGCGTGTGCTGGAACAAGTTGCACCGCGAGTCCGCCACCCCGAGCGGGGAGGGGCAACACACGATGTACCCGACTGGCGCGTTTGCCGCCACCCCGCAGCCGGAGCCGATTGTGATTCCGGTGGAGGACGGGATGATCATTCGGATCACTCCGACCATCGCTCGTCGCCTTATGGCGATTGGGCAGTCGCAGGCGCGATGCCCCTATCCGGCGTGTGCTTCGCCCTTTGATTGCGGACACTTGGGCGTGTGCCTTGGTCAGCCGCAGACCCCCCACGACTCGACGCGGTGCGCGGAGGCCGCGATGCCGAGTGACCGGACGGGCCTCGCCGCCGTGCGAGCGCGAGTGGAGGAGGCGCGGGACATCCTCTCCGACGAGTGGTGGGAGCGCGAGGTAGGGCGTGAAGCGTAAGTCGGGCCTGACGCGCACGGGACGCATCAAGCTCAAGGCGCGGAGCGGGGGCGAGTTTGCCCGCATCTACGGCGGCAAGAGCCGGAGGCGATGGGTGGGCCAGTTGCCGTGTGTGTGTTGCGGGAGCGAGGGGAGCGAGGACCGCCCGAACGCCAACCATCATACGGAGAACGGGGGACTCTCGAAAAAGGCCCATTACAGCACCATCGTGAGTCTCTGTCACACCTGTCATCATCTGCATCACACGGGCGAGCTAGGACGCAGCAAGGAATGGTGGACCGAACAGGCGCGACTAACCGAGGAGGCGTGGGTTGCCGATAGCCAAGAAGATGACGCAAGCGCAGACTTTCCTGCTGATGCTGAAGGCGAGGAAGATGCCGACCCCGACCCTTGAATACGTGTTTGCGCCGCCTCGCCGCTTTCGGCTCGACTACGCTTGGGTCGAGCAGAAGGTCGGGCTAGAGGTGGACGGCGGTATATGGACTGGTGGCGCACACGGCAGGGGTACTGGCATCCTGCGAGACCAGACCAAAACAAATCTTGCGGCGGGACTTGGTTGGCGCATCCTGCGCTGCACGCCGAGCAAGCTGATGGCAGACGAAACGCTAGACCACATTGCACGCGCCCTTGAGTGGCGCACGGAGAGGGTATGACGGAGCAGGAATGGGTACGGGCAGTCGAGGCGGCACGGATGCTGGGCGTGAGCCGCGAGCGGGTGCGCCAGTTGATTGAGGCGGGGCATCTCGAGGGGCGGCGGGAGCCGGGGCGCGTGTGCTTGGTGAGCGTGGCGAGCATTGAGGCGCGGTTGGGCAAAACCGAAGCGACCCCGAACGCCGTGTAACGAAATCGGCCCCCCGTAGGAATCTTCTCGTGGCCTCTTGACAGCTAGGCGGGGCGGTGTAGATTCCTTGGGGTAAGGCGACACCAACACCTACCCCGACAGGAGCAATGACAATGGCAAACAGCAATCGTACCGTAGGTGCGGCTCGCCAGCGTGAGCGCAACAGCAACGCGATGTTTGTGGCGGAGGACCGCTGGTGTTTCGCTGGCGTGGAGCAGGCCGAGCAGGTGGAGCGCGAGTTCCGTGAATCCGGCTCGTTTGTGCGCGTGACCCGTACTCGTAGCGGTGGCGCGTGGGTAGTCCGTGGATACGTCCGCAACGAGGTGACCGTATGAAGTCCCGCCGCGATTGGCTCGGCTTTGGGGACCGCGTAGCGTTGCGACAAGTGCCTACTGAAGTTGGTGTAGTCACAAGTCAGAAGCCGCGTGGTCCGTTCAAAAACGAGGTGTTTGTCCGGTTTGACCGTGGCAACGAGCGATTGGTGAGGCTGTTCGACCTTGTGCGAGAAGGCGAAGAATCTTTCGTCGGAGATACTCGCGAGGTGACCAAGTGACGCCCCGCCGCGATTGGCAGATGTACCTGATTATCCTCGGCCCGTGGATCGCCCTCGGCGTACTGGAGGCCATATGGCCCGGCATCCGTTGACCGCCCGCGAGTTGACCTTACTTGTCAGCCTGACCGCCGCCGCGCTCGTCGCTTTCGTGGGCGCGACCTACCTCTTGCATTGGGGGCTGATGTGACGCGCTACGAAATCGTCCGCGAAATTCCCGACGATTGGGGCGCGGTTGTGGTGCAACGACACCCCGAACAGCCGGAGGATGGGTTTGGCACGGCGGTCGAGGCGAGCGTCTGGTGCGATGCGTACCCCCGTCAACTCGGCGGGGATTGGTACATTCGTCCCGTGGAGGCGTCCTAATGCTCTGGCACCTCTGCGATCCCAACGGCGTGAGTCAGCGGACCTGCGAGGCCGACTCCGAGTTCTGGGCCAAACGGCGGTTCGCGCCATTGCGCCCCGAATGGTTCGTGTGTTCGGACGCGAGCTACCGACTTGGCTTCCGCACGGACAAGGCCGACCCCACGCCCTACCGGATGCGCCAGGCCTCGGACCCCAAGAAGTCGGCACGGAACGCCCGCTACGAAGCCAAGCGCGAGGCCGAGGGCAAACCCAAGCGTCGGCGGTGGGAACCCAAGAACAACGCCGGACAAGCCCGCATTATCACGGGCAAGCACAAGGAGGCCATCCGCACCGCCAACATCCTACGCGGCATCAAGAACCGCGCCGCCAAGCGAGCCGAATCGTGAGACTCAAGCCCACCACCCTCCCCACCCGCTGCCCCGTCTGCGATGACAAGCACACGGGCGCAAACGCCGTCAAGACGCATAACCAAATCGCCGCGACCACGGGCTGTCGCAAGTATCCCGCGAGGACCAAGTGAAACCCGCAAACCTACTGGCCTTCCTGCTCGGCGTGGCGTTGACCATTTGGATCGGCTACCCGATGGCAGAACGCCAGGCCCAATGGGAGAACCGCACGCTCGCGTGCTTGCCCAATCAACCCTAACCAGACGAGGTATCCGTGTCCGCTGTCATTGCCCTGTGGGTCTTGTCTATGCTCGCCTGCGCCGCAACTATCTGGCGGCTCTCCGGTGAACTCAAGGATGCGCTCAACGCCCTTGACGAGCAGACCGAGAACCTGCGTTCCGTACGCGCACAGCTTGAACGCCTTCGCGCCGCCATTGCCCCGCCCACCAAGCGGCCCCCCAAGAAGATCACCGCCCGCAAGCCCAAGAAGGCCGTGGAATGAGCAACGGCAAGGGCGACACCCCTCGGCCCCTCTCGGTCACACCGGACACCTACGCGGCAAACTACGCCCGCATCAAGTGGACCGAAGAACCCACCACCGCAGCCGACCTGCGCGACAAGCACCTCGACGAAGCCAAGGACGCCATTCAGTCCGCGCCCCCGATGTCCGACCACATCAAGGCCCACCTCGCCCGCCTGTGGGCCATCTGGGACGCCTCACACCCCGACCCCCAATAACGCATACCCGTTGCATATATGCAGCATATATGCATTGCCAGTTGCATAACCGCGATACCATAGTAGCTTGACATAGTATGGCACGACCCAAAGGACAACCCAAGCTCGGGGGCCGGAAGAAAGGCACCCCCAACAAACTCACCGTCGAGGCCAAGGAAGCCTTTCGACTAGCCGCCGAAGGCGCGGGCGGCGTTGAGGCATTGACGGCCTTCGCCATCGCCGAACCCAAGACCTTCTGGTCCCTGTATGCGCGGCTCATCCCGCTCCAGATGACGGGCGAGGGCGGCAAAGACCTCTTCCCCTCCACGATCCGCGTCGAGCTGGTGGACCCCGACAGCACGGAATGACGGCCCTCGGCGTCAAGGCACCCAAGGCGTTCGGCCCGCTCTTCACCGCGCTTGGCACCTACCGCTATCGCGTGTTCTACGGGGGCCGAGGCTCGGCGAAGTCGTGGCAGTTCGCCCGCGCTTTGCTGGTCCACGGGTTGTCGCAGCCCCTCCGTGTCCTCTGTGCGCGTGAGTACCAGGCGTCTATCCGCGACTCGGTGCATCGCGTCCTCGCCGACCAAATCACCCTCCTCGGCCTGACCTCGTTCTACACCATCCAAGAGGGGGCCATCCTCGGGGCGAACGGGACCGAGTTCTTGTTTAAGGGTCTACGCCGCGACATCGCGCAAATCAAGTCCACGGAAGGCATCGACGTCTGCTGGGTCGAGGAAGCCGAGGCCGTATCGGATAGCTCGTGGCGCACCCTCATCCCAACGATCCGCAAGCCCGGCTCCGAGATTTGGGTCAGCTTCAACCCCGCCTTGGCTGATGACCCGACCTATCAGCGGTTCGTCGTGACCCCGCCTGACCGCTCGCTTGTCCGCAAGGTGAGCTACCGCGACAACCCGTGGTTCCCGTCCGTGCTGCGAGAGGAGGCCGAGCATCTGCAACGGGCCGACCCCGAAGCCTATGCCCACGTATGGGGCGGTGAGCCGTGGGCAAGGTCGGACGCGCAAGTCCTCGCGGGCAAGTGGCGCGTCGAAGCCTTTGAGCCGGAAGCCCATTGGGGCGCACCGCTCTACGGCGCGGATTGGGGTTTCGCGCACGACCCAACGGTCCTCCTGCGGTGCTACGTCCACGACCAACGGCTGTGGATTGACTACGAAGCGGGGGGCATCCAGCTTGACACGGACGCCACGGTACGGGCGTTCGACGCGGTGCCTGGCGCACGGGACTACACGATCCGTGCGGACTCGGCCCGCCCCGAAACTATCGCCGAGCTACGCAAGCGCGGATTCCGCATCACCGCCGCCGACAAGTGGGCCGGAAGCGTGGAGGACGGCATCCAGCACCTCCGGTCCTACCTTGAGATTGTCATTCACCCCCGCTGCAAGCGCGTCATCGAGGAGGCACGGCTTTACCGCTACCAGACGGACAAGCGGACGGAGGAGGTGCTACCCAAGGTCGTGGACGCCCACAATCACGCGATGGACGCCCTGCGCTACGCCCTCTCTCCGCTCATCAAGAAGGGGCCGTCCGTGTTCGTGGTCTAGGGCTTGCATTGTGCAAGGGTGTTCCGTAACTTGCGGCATCACCCTGCGCGGGGTTTACCCTATTGACCAAGCCGTCCCTCTTGGCGCGTCTGTCCTCTGCCGCCCGTGTGTTCTCCGGTGGCGAGCAACGCGCCATTGTCCCGATTAGCACGCCCGGCGGCACCGTGACCGCCGCCATTGTCCGGTCTGCCAACCCACAGGAATACAAGGGCGACGGCGCGACGATCCGCGCCAAGGGGTTTAGCCAGCACCCCGTGGTTCACGCCTGTATCCGCACCATCTCCGACATCGTGGCGTCGGTGCCGCTTGTGGCCTACCGCGAGAAGGGCAACCGCGAAAGCATCCTGCCCTCGACCCACCCGTTGTCGCAGCTCTTGGAGTTCCCTGGCCCACGGATGACGCCGCGAGGCTTTCGCGCCCGCACCGTCACCGACTTCGTGGCCTACGGGAACGCGATGTGGAAGGCCGAGCGCACGGGCCGACGCATCACCTCCCTTCGCCACATCAACCCCGAATCCGTGCAATCGGTTTGGGTCGATGCCGAGGGCGATGCGGCCCGCTACGACTATGCGCTCTGGTCCGGCGTCATCACCTCGGCGGTGTCCGAGGATGTGCTGCACTTCCGCGACCTTGAGTTGGGCCGTCCCGCGATGCCCGATGTGTTCGGCTTTCCCCGTGGCGCAACGGCAATCCAATCCCTGCTCGCCGACAACGAGGCGACGGGCTACGTGCGGCAGGTCGTGACCAATGACGGCACGCCGACCTTCGCCATTATGCTCCACGACGAGGCGACCCAAGAGGACGCGAACGCGGTGCAGGCGCGGTACGTCGAGCGAATGGTGAGCCGTGGCAATCGCGGTAAGCCCGCCGTGTTCGGTGGCGTGAAGGACATCAAGCCGCTCGGCTTCACGCTTGCCGACCTTGAGTTCCCTGACCTGCGTCGGGTCTCGCGTGAGGATATCTGCGCGGCGTTCGGCGTGGACCCTCGGATGATTGGCATTGCGTCGGCGTCAAGCGATGGCGGGCTATCGGGCGTGCAGTACCGCGAGGCGCGGGTGCGCTTGGTGCAGCACACCATCGAACCGCTGATGGCGGCAATCGAGGACGAGTTGAACTTCTGGCTCGCGCCCGAGTTCGGCGATGTCTATATCGCCTTTGACCCCGACATCCTGCGGGCAATGGTCGAGGATGACGAGACCACCTCGTTGCGCGTGGAGCGTGAGTTCCGTGCGGGCCTGCGCTCGTGGCAGGAGAGCCGTATTGCGTTGTCGCTCGCGCCCGTGCCGGAACCGACGGACGCCATCCTGCAAACGATGGGGAACCAGTTGATTCCCGCCGCCGTCGCGGTCATCGACCCGTCCACGATCCTAGAGCCGGAACCAGCCGCGCCGACCGCAGCACCGGAACCCGAGGAGCCGAAGGAGGACGAGGACGAGTCGGAGGAATCGGAGTCAGAATCCACGGACTCGGAATCCGAGGATGAATCGGAGGACGATTCGGAGGACGAGTCGGAGGATATGGACGAGGAGCGCACAATGACGCGCACCGAAACGCTATCCGACCCGCGCTACGATTACTGGCAACGCGCCGAAGCCGAGCTGACGCGCCGTGACGCGATGTGGTACAAGGTCGCCCGCGAGCGGTTCGCCGAGGACGCCAAGTTCGTTGCCCGTGCCTTCCGTACCCAAGGCCGCAACCCCGCCACGCTTGACCGCATCCTCCGCGAGATCGTCGCGGCGTACGAGGAGGACGGGATGCTGTACGAGGGATGGGTGCGAGCGTTTCGTGAAGTGATGGGGCGCGGCTTGGTGGCAGGGGCGCAGCGCGTGGCGGGCGTCGGCGCATCGTGGACGATTCAGTCCCCTGAAGTCCTTGCTGCGATTGAGGTCGGCACCCGCACGCTCGCCGGATTCGTGGGCGAGGATACGGCGCGGAGCATCACCGCCGCAATGCGAGCCGCCGAGGTCGGTGGCTTTAGCGTGGCAGAGACCGCCCGATTGATTCAGGCCACGGTGTACGGCGACCAAATCACGGACACCCGTGCGACCCGTATCGCCCGCACGGAGAACGCCAAGGCAACCAACCTTGGGGCGTGGGGCCAGGCGAACGAGATGGGCATCTACACCCGCAAGGAGTGGATCGCGTTCGGCGACGCCAAGACCCGCGAGGCGCACGTTGCCGCGATGGGACAGGGCGTGGTGCCGATTG